ATGCGCGGTCAACGACTGCGCTTTGTGTATCGCTCAGGCAAACCGTCGCTCTTGGTGGCGGACAACTTTCGGGCCAAAACAGGCAAGCGCGGAGGCTTCGCGGCGGCATCNGCNTCCGCTCAGAAATCAGGACGGGGGCTNACCACAGTCCCCATTTTTTTGCTGGTACCGCAAGCCCAACTCAAGAAGAAATTCGACATCGCCAGTGCAGCCCAGCGCTGGCAAGACAGGCTGATGGTCTTGGTCACGCAGTCGTGGCCAGAAGAAAGCGCGGACACATGAAATGACGATAAAAACCAGCCAACGAGAAGCGGCGCTGGGGGCTTTGTTCACGCTGTTGGACGGCCTTCCTCTGCAGCCTAGTGCCATACGCAGAAATTCATCTTTGCCTGAGCGTCTCAGCGAGCACGCCATGGTGTTCCTGCGAGATGGAGACATGACTCAGGTCGATGTCACCTTGTCGCCTGTGACCTATTTGTGGGAGCACGCGGCAAGCATCGAAATCTATGTTGCACACCCTGAGGCATCTGCCAGAGACGCGCGCATGGATGAATTGCTTCAGGCGCTTGGCACCCTGGTCTTGACCGATCCGACCTTGTCTGGACAGATCGATCACACCGAAGTGATGCCACCCAAATTTGAAGACGTCACACCCGAAGGGTCTGTGGGCATCAAGGCCTGCACGCTTGACGTGGTGATGCATTACGCGAGCAGCCATCCCTTGGCCTGATCGCCCACAAACCTTAACTACCTGGAGATTCACCATGGCTCGTGCATATGGCGCGAACGCCAGCCTATTGGCTGCGTTTGAACCCACCTACGGAACCACACCGACTGGAGACTTTGGAAAAATTCCTTTTGTCTCCACCACCTTGGGCTCAGAACAGGGCTTGATTGCCAACGATCTGATTGGCCTGGGACGAGACCCGAGTGCGCCCATTCGTGACGTGATCAAAGTCGAGGGTGACATCGTCATTCCCATCGACCTGCGCAACATCGGTATGTGGCTTAAAGCTCTCCTGGGCAGTCCAGTGAGTCTTGGAGACACCGCGCACACCCACACCTTCGTTTCTGGCAACTCAGGTCTGCCGAGCCTGTCACTGGAGACGGGACTGCCGGACATCCCAGCGTACTTTTTGGCCTCTGGTGTGATGGCCAACTCGCTGCAGGTGAAGTTCGCCCGATCTGGCGCAGCGGATGCCACCTTGGGCCTCATTGCCCAAGGGGAGGTCAAGCGCACCGCCAGCGCAGACGTGACGCCCAGCACTTTGCCGATCACCCGCTTCAATCAGTTCCAGGGTTCTATCAAGAAGAACGGTCAGGCCCTGGGCAACGTGGTCGCAGCGCAGTTGACCTATTCGAACAACCTGGCGCGCATCGAAACGATTCGCTCCGACGGAAAGATCGAAGGGGCCGATCCCACGGTGGCCAGCTTGACGGGCAACTTGGAAGTGCGCTTTGCGGATACGGAATTGATCGACGCCGCAACCAACAACACCCCACTGGAGCTGACCTTCAGCTATGTCATTGACGCCACCAAGAGTCTGACTTTCATCGCGCATGAGGTCTACCTGCCAAAGCCCAAGCTCTCGATCTCTGGCCCTGGTGGCATTCAGGCCACCTTTGACTGGCAGGCTGCCAAGAACACCGCAGCCGGTCACATGCTGACTGTGCAACTCGTCAATGACGTGGTTGCGTACTGAAACTAAGAGGCAAACATGCTCAAACTCAATCTAAAACGTGAGCCGTATTGGCTCGACCTGGTCCAAGGCGTGCGCATCAAAGTCAAGCCTGCGACCACCGCACTGGTCATGGCAGCTCGCCATGCGGCAGCCCTGATCGATGGCAAAGACCACGCGGCAGCTGGAGAGCGCACCGCCACCCTCATCACCGAGTTGGCCAAGGCTGCCATCTTGGCTTGGGAGGGTGTAGGTGACGACAAAGGCAAAGCCGCAGCCGTGACGCCCGACGGGATTGCTGCGCTCATGGAACTGTGGCCAGTGGCTGATGCCTTCGAGCGTGAATACCTGGCTGCACTCTATCTCTTGGATGCTGAAAAAAACGGCTGAAGGCCCGCACCGAATGGCACTTCGGTGGCGGCGCTACGTACTGCGGGGCATGCGAGACGACCTGTCCTGAGTGTCCGTATCAGGTGAACTCACCGCAGACCGAAGAGGGCTGGCAGGCCCTCGCTGTGCTGGATGTCTGTTCATCCCAAGTGCGCGCAGTGCAAGGCGCAGTTCTGGGTATGGACTTCAACGCGTGGATGTCTGCCAGCCAGGCACTGGATGCAGAGCCCGCTGCCATGACCCATTTTTTTCCTGCCATTGAGGCGGGCCTGACGCAAGCATTGAACAAATCATCTCCGGACAACCCAAATGGCTGAACGTAACCTATCGATTCGACTGGCTGTCATTGACGGCGGCAAAGTCAAAGCCGAACTGGCAGACGTAGGCGAAGCCGGAGAGCGATCGCTAAAAAAGATCGAGTCGGCATCGCAGCCTGCCTCTGCCGGCCTGAAATTGCTGTCGTCTGCTGCGAATGATGCCAAGTTTCAATTGCAGGCTGCGACTGATCGACTCGGCATGCTCGGATCGGTACTCGGCAAACTAGGCCCTGCAGGACTGATCGCCGGTGCCAGCATCGCAGCATTCGGTGTTGGCATGAGCGCCTTGGTCATGCCGGTGGCTCGGGTCGGCGACGAGTTCTTCAAGCTTTCGCAAAAGACTGGCGTTTCGGTTGAAGCGCTCACCGCGCTCGACTATGCGGCCAAGCTGTCGGATGTCACCACGGAGGGACTGACCAAAGCACTACAGAAACTGTCAATCGCTATGTTCGACACCCAAGTCAATGGTCAAGAGGGCAGCGCCGCCTTGAAGGCCTTGGGTGTCTCGGCAACAGATGCGCAGGGACAAATTCGTCCGACCGAAGCCGTGCTTCTGGATCTGGCCGAGAAATTTGCCCGGATGCCCGATGGTGCGGACAAGGCTGCACTGGCCGTCAAGCTCTTCGGCAAGGAAGGTCTGGCCATCATTCCGTTCCTGAATCAGGGACGCGAAGGCATCACGGCGCTGATGGAAGAAGCTCAACGCCTGGGACTCGTGATGTCCGAAGACGTGGCGCGGGCGTCTGAGGTCTTCAACGACAACCTAACCCGGCTGTCTGCCATTTTTGAAGGTGTGCAGCGCCAGATCGGTGCGGCAATCATTCCGATCTTGGCCGATTTCACCGAACAGATCGTACTGGCGCAGACCGAGACGGGTAGTTTCAGTAATGAGCTGCAACGCATCTCAGCCAACCGGGAGGCGACGATCACCTTTCTCGAGTCCGTGGCATCGGGACTGGCCTTCGTCGCCGAGTCGGCGGTACTGTTGAAACGCGTCATTGCCCAGCCCTTCGACAGTCTATCGGTGGTCGGCAAGGACATCGAGACCTGGTTCAAGAGTGACGTCTTGCGTTCGATGAAGTCTATGGGCTACGACCCCAAGGTCATCGATGCGGAAATCACCAAGCTGCAAACAGCACGTGATGACTATGTCCGTGCCGCCAATGATCGGCTCTTCAACATCAATCAAAACCCTGGCTACGCCGACCGGGTCGCCAAGTTCTTTGACGAGCAGCGCCGCACTGTCCGCGTCATGGGCCAAAAACTTGTGCTCGACACCGAGGCGCAGGCCAAGGAAGTCCAGGCGATCTACGACAAGTTCCTGCCGACGCTGCCGCGCAAGCCCAGCCTGACTCTGGATCTCTCCGGCTTCGAGAAACCCAAGCCGGCAGAAAAGATTAATGAGGGTGAAGCCTTCCTTAATCAACTGCGCTCACGTCTGACACGTGCGCAAGAGGGCGAGGCCGCTGAATTGCGTGCCCGCGCCCTGCAGATTGAAGCCAAGGGTTACAAAGGTGTTTCCGTCGAAGCCGAGAAATACATCCAGGTGCTGGAATCCATCGAGCGCCAGAAAGAGAAAGACAAAGTCTTTGAGGCCTACGAAAAGGAAGAGGCCAACGCCCGCAAGATCGTCGAGAACCTGATCGGCGGCAATCGCCAGCGGATTGAAGGTGTGCAGCTGCAGCGCGAGATGCTGGACCTGTCAGTGAGCGAACGTGCCATTCTGCAAACTCGCACCGAGATGGAAAAGTCTGCTGCCGCCGCGCGAAAAGAAGCCGGACAGATCCAGGACGCAGCTCTGCGCACTCAGGCAATCGAAACTATCAACGACGCCCTCGCGCGTCAGTTGCCGATCATCGAAAGTCTGGTTCGTGCCAATGCCGATTACCAGCGTAGTGCTGAATTCGGTGCCAAATCAGCACTTCGGACCTACATCGAGGAGGCGACCAATGCCGCCAAGCAGGCAGAGCGGGCCGTCACGGGCGCATTCAAGTCCATGGAGGATGCACTTACCCAGTTTGTGATGACTGGCAAGTTGGACTTCAACAGCCTGGCCAATTCCATCATCAGCGACCTGATCCGAATCCAGATTCAGCGAACGATCACCTTGCCCCTGGCGAACTGGGCCATGAGCCTGTTCACGCCGGCGGCCAGCACCGCACTACCCCTAGGTTCGGGTGACCTGATGGGAGTGAACGCTAATGTCGCTCACAGCGGCGGTCTCTTGGGTATTGATGGGCTGCCATCTCGGCACGTTGATGGCGCTGTGTTCGCAGGGGCACACCGTTTTCACACTGGGGGTCTGGTCTCGGGCGAAGTGCCAATCATCGCGCGCCAGGGTGAGGCCGTCTTCACGCCGGGGCAGTTGCGTGCCTTGGGCGGTGCCGTGGCGGGCAAGCCCCAGGTCAATGTGGAAGTGAATGTGATCAATAGAGCCAGTGGGGTTGAAACCCGCATTGAGCAGCAACAGCAGCCCGATGGCAGCACTCGACTCGATGTCATCGTAGAACAAATGGAAGCGCGTATGGCCCGGTCGATCTCGCAGGGTTCTGGATTGGCACCGACGCTGGAGCGACGCTATGGGCTGAATCCGGCCGCAGGAGCCATGCGATGAGGAGGCTTGGATGAATATCACTTGGCCCAACACGCTGCCACTGCCCCTGGTCGAAGGCTACGGCTTAACACCTCAAGAGGCGGTTTTGCGAACTGACATGGAGTCGGGTCCAGCACGCCAGCGACGTCGCTTTCGGCAAACGCCCACGCGCATCACCGTGCATTGGTTGTTTTCCGAAACTCAGTTCGCCCTGTTTGAGGCTTGGTACAAGTACCACGCCAACGAGGGTGGTCAATGGTTCGAAATCAACTTGGTCGGTGGCCTCGGACTTTTGCCCCATGAAGCCCGCTTTACCCGTCAGTTTGAAGCTCAGTTGCGCTCAGCTAGGCGCTGGGACGTCAAGGGCGAATTGGAGATCCGTGAACGTCCCACGCTCGATGAAGGCGCTCTCAACCTGCTGCTGGAGTTGGATGCGCAAGACATCTTCGGCATCGGTAATGAACTGCACAA